CTGTACAACAACGTACAGGGCAACCAGCCGGACATCCTGACAGTGGCCATCACTACGCCGTCTGGTTTCGCTGGAACGGTGGGCGCTTCGCTGATCGCTCAGGAAGCTATGAGCTAATTGCGGAAACGTCTTTAACGGTTTATTATCAACCAAAGATTAGCGCCCGCCGGGCAGGAGTTTATGACATGTCCATTCTTCACGACGCGCCCGGCTCGACGAACCGCCATAGCGCCAAGCACGGCAAGGGTCTTTCCATCAAGACCCAAATGTCCTCGCCTCACAAGAACCACGTGGGCAGCGGTTCGCGTCCGACCAAGTCCATGCACCAGATCCAAACCACTAGCCCGCACCATCCCCGCATGCTGGACAGCCGCCACGTTCCTGGCGCTTTGGGCGTCTCCGGTTCCATGGGTCCGAAGCACCCCACCAAGCCGCACGGCGGCATGAAGATGAAGTCGAAGTAATTCTAATTTAGACGGTGTTTAGATGGGCGTTAGTGGCAAAGGCAACCCGGCAAACCTGACACGCGCAGGCATGGGACGGCCTAAGGGTTCGCTTAACAAGGCAACCGTTGACATTAAGGCTTTAGCCGCCAAGCACGCAGAGGAAGCCTTCCGGGAACTCGCCCGGTTGGCTACCGAAGCAGAGAACGAAGGCACCAGGGTCGCTGCTATTAAAGAGCTGCTAGACAGAGGTTATGGTAAGTCCCAGCAGTCTGTCGCAGTGGGACAGGATCCGACGCTGATGCCGATGGGTGTGGTGGAACTTCCTCGAAAGGATTCGCCCCGAGATGTTTGACGAATTCAACACCGAAGGGCTGTATGAGCCTGACCTGTCGGTTCTCAATGCCGCGCTGGCAGTTCGCATGGCGCGAGGCGAGAACCAGGACGAGGCAATGATGCTCCTGGCGGAGATGTGGCAGCCAGAAGCTACAGTGCAGAACCTGATCTAATGCCGCTCAAAAAGGGCAAGTCCCGCAAGGCTATCAGCTCGAACATCAAGAGCGAGCGCAAAGCTGGCAAGCCGTTAAAGCAGGCCATTGCTATTGCACTGAGCCAAGCCCGCAAGGGTAAGTAGGGTTAAATCCGTATTTTGCCCGCCACCAGTGCGGATAGGTGTTGACTGATACGGATACGACCCGTATAAAGGTCACATCAACGGGGCAGCGCCCCACCAGATAGGACAGAGCAAATGATTAACATTCTTAATATCAGCCTGATTCAAATCAAAACCGACAAGCGCGGTCGTGAATTTGCCCAATATTGGCACGCTATTAACGCCCGGTGGATTCGCTGCAATCTTGAAGACGCCAAAGCGGCGTTGTCTTGTCAAATGGAAAATGGACAATGATGCCTACAATTCCAATGATTTATTTCTATCAAAACCAGCGGCTTGACGAAATGACGCGAGAAGAATTGATTGAAGCGGTAAAATTTTTGGGCACAGAGCTTGTGCGGTCTTTAGAAAAACAGCGGACCGACGCTGATTTTATTTTAGAAATGTTTCGGGCCAAAGCTAATGAACGGTGACGAACTTAACTCCGCCAGGGGCCGTTTAGGCGACCTTTGGAACCTTGGCCGGCCTGTCTCCATGGCGGAGATGGGTCGCGCCTTGCGTCTGGGTGGGCGAGATCCTGGCGAGAGTATCCGCGACTATGAGCGAGGCACCACCCGCATCAGCGGCCCGGTTTCCGTTGCCGTTGAAATGATGCTAATGGGTATGCTGCCACCTGATGGAATCCCGCGCCGGCCATGATCCCGACCGTCTGGACACCGACACCACGGCAGCATGAGTTCCTCGCAGCGCCAGAGGATGAGGTCCTGTATGGCGGCGCAGCTGGGGGCGGCAAGACCGATGCGCTCATCATGGATGCGCTTGGCTGGGATGCCTACACCAAGCCTGAGTATCGCGCCCTGATCCTTCGCCGGACCTACCCAGAGCTAAAGGAAGTCGTGGACCGCACCAGGGCGATCTATCCGGTGATCTGCCCGACTGCGCAGTTCAACTCGCAGGGCAGCGAATGGCGGTTTCCGTCCGGCGCCCGCATTGAGTTTGGCTACCTTGACCGAGACAGCGACGTGCAGCGTTACCAGTCCCGGCAGTTCCAATGGATCGGCTGGGAAGAGCTGGCGCAATGGTCCTCGCCTCACGCCTACGAGTACATGATCAGCCGCTTGCGTGCTCCTGATCGGCTTGACGTGCCGGTCTACGTGAGGGCGACGTGCAACCCCGATGGACCAGGAGCGAAGTGGATCGCCGATAGGTTCGGCATCGGCCCGGAGGGTGATGCGACATTCACCCGCACGACATACGGGGACAGAACATGGAGCCGACGGTTCATCCCATCACGCCTGCATGACAATCCCCACCTGACAAACTCAGGCTATCGCGAACGCCTGATGATGCTCCCCGACCAGACCCGCCGCGCCCTGCTGGATGGTAGGTGGGATGAGCCTATTGTTGGTGGTGCGATCTACACCGACCAGCTCCAGGCGGCTCGCAATGAAGGCCGGATCACACGCGTCCCTGTTGAGCCTACTGTGCGAGTGGATACCTGGTGGGACCTCGGCATGCGCGATGCCATGTGCATTTGGTTCACGCAGGACGTGGGCCGCGAAATCCGGGTGGTGGATTACTACGAGTGCACGGGCGAGGGCTTCCCGCACTATGCAGCAGTCCTGGACAAGAAAGGATATCTGTATGGACGACACACGGCGCCGGCGGACATTGCTGTGCGAGAGCTTGGCACTGGCCGTTCTCGGATCGAAGCGGCTAGAGACCTCGGCATCAAATTTGAGACCGCGCCGTCGCTGGGGCTTGAGGACGGGATCCACGCAACCCGAATGCTCTTCCCCAAACTCTGGTTCGACGAGACGCGGTGCAAGGCTGGACTGGACGCGCTTAGCCATTATCGCCGGGATTATAATTCTCGACTTGGCGAGTATAAATCTAGCCCTGTCCATGATTGGTCTTCTCACGGCGCTGATGCGTTGAGGACGCTGGGCGTGGCTCACAAGATCGCTAGGCCAAAGACCCCGCCAGCTCTGCGGGTTACAACCTTGACCGGCTCTCAGGGGTGGTTGGGTGCATAAGGAGTTTCGCTTCTGGTCCGTGGTGCTTGGCTGTCATGCGGTCAGGCTGTCGATGTTTGACCACGCAGGGCAAGAGTACTTCATGGTGATCCCATTCCCCGAGGGCAGGACCTATCGCCAAAAGCGGGCGGAAGCGTTAGAATTGATTGAAGAGGCGATGCGCTTGGGCCTCGACCCTGGTGAGGTAGTCCCGTGGCCGAATTGAACAATCCCCGCAAAGCTCCCAACGACGGCAAGATCAAGATGCCGTCTGTCCAGGCGGGAATGAACAAGCGCGGCCCCATGATGGGCAAGGGCGACAAGAAGGCATACGACGACGACGAATGGGGCGACGACTGGAAGCCTCTGGGGACCGAGAAACGCAAGGAAGAAGAGACGCACGACGAGGTGCTGGAGCGCGCCCGCAAGCGCATGACCCGCTGCATCGACTCCGAATCTGACAACCGCAAGGCTGCGCTGGAGGATCTCAAGTTCAAGCGAGGCGAACAGTGGCCGGCTGACGTGGCTGCACAGCGTAACACCGACAAGCGGCCCTGTCTGACCATCAACAAGATGCAGACGTTCGTGCATCAGATCACCAATGACCAGCGCCAGAACCGCCCAGCCATCAACGTGTCCCCGGTGGGTGATCGCTCCGACCCCGACGCAGCGAAGGTCTATCGTGGCCTGATCCGCGCCATTGAACGCGAGAGCACGGCAGACATTGCCTATGACACCGCATTCGAGTCGGCTGTGTCCAATGGGTTTGGCTATTTCCGCATACGCACCGACTGGGAAGCACCGGACAGTTTTGACCAGGTGATCAAGATTGAGCGGATCCGCAACCCGTTCACCGTGTACCTTGACCCCGACCACCAGGAGCCTGATGGCGCGGACTGCAAGTATGCGTTCGTGACTGAGATGATCCCAATGGATGAGTTCAAGGCTCAGTATCCCGATGCGGACACTGAAGCCTACGACCAAGGCGGGATCGGCGACAAGTACAAGGAATGGTCCTCAAAGGACGGCATTCGGATTGCGGAGTATTTTGAAACCAAGATCGACATGGAGGACCTAGTCAAGCTCTCCAACGGCTACGTAGGCTGGAAGGATGATCTCGCCCAACGGACCAAGGACATGATCAAGTCCGGTGCGCTGGAGATCGTGGACGAGCGCAAGTCCGAGAAGCGCAAGATCAAATGGTACAAGATTACCGCCACCGAAGTGCTAGAGGAGTCTGAATGGCTCGGCCTGTGGATACCCATCATCCCCGTCATCGGCGAAGAGATCGATATCGAGGGCAAGGTATTTTACAGCGGCGTCATTCGAAACGCCAAAGACCCCCAGCGGATGTACAACTACTGGAAGACAAGCGAGACCGAGTTGATCGCTCTGGCTCCGAAGGCTCCGTGGATTGTGGAAGAGGGCCAGATCGAAGGGTACGAGGAACAGTGGCGCTCGGCCAACGTGAGGAACTATCCTTACCTCCCGTACAGAGGTGTGTCGCTGGGTGGGACGCTCGCCCCACCCCCGCAACGTCAGCAATTTGCGGGCGTACCTGCGGGTGTTGTCCAGGCTGCACAAGGCGCGGCTCAGGACATGATGGCCACGACCGGGATTCGCTTTGATGCCTCTCCTAACGAAAGGATGATGGATGAATCTGGTCGGGCTATTAGAGAGCTTCGCCGTTCTGGCGACCTTGGCTCGTTCCACTACATGGACAACCTGGCACGTTCGCTGAAGCATTGCGGCCGGCAGCTCATCGACCTGATCCCGAAGATTTACGACACCAAGCGCCAGATCACCATCCTGAGAGAGGACGACAAGGAAGAGAAGGTGGTCATCGACCCCTCCGCCAATCTTCCTTACCAGGAACAACCCGGCCCGAACGGCAAGAAGATGAAGGTGTTCAACCCGACGATCGGCAAGTTCGGTGTGACGGTGGACATCGGCCCGTCCTACGCCTCCAAGCGCATTGAAGCCAGCGAGAGCATGATGGACTTCGTCCGTGCCATGCCGCAGACCGCCCAGCTCGTCGCGGATCTCATCGCCAAGAACCAGGACTGGCCGGGTGCTGAAGAGATGGCAACCCGTCTGGCCAAGGCTGTGCCTGCCAACCTGATGGGCCAGGACATGAAGGACATCCCGCCGCAGGTGCAAGCCATTATCAACAACATGCAACAGGAGCTTAAGGCAGCACAAGCCCAGCTCCAGCAGGCCGCGTTCCAGCTTAACGACAAGCAAAAGGACCGCGACATCATGATGGCCAAGATCAATGCGGACTTCGAAGTCAAGCTGATGGCCATCATCCAGAAAGCCGAAGACAGCATGAACAAACAGGTCGGATCCAAGATCGAGGACCTGGCACAAGGTGTGGCGCAGCTGATGTCTGCGTTGCCGAAACCGCAATCAGGCGGGCAAACAGAAGGAATGATGAATGCCGGATCAACTCGCAACGACGATGGAAGCAACCCCCAAGGCGGGGCCTCCGACGTCAGCGACCTCGGACTTCCCCCAGTTCAAGGCTAACCCGACTGGTCAAGTTGACGACAAGCCGGAAAAAGAGGATAAGGCAGATACTGCTGAGAAATCCGCAGGCGAAAGTCCAAAGGACGACAAATCCGATGGCACACCGGCTTGGTTGAAGCGTGAGATTACTATTGAGCGCAACAAGAGGCGGGCGGCTGAAGAGAAGGCCACGCAACTCCAGCAGGACCTCTCTCGTGCTTTGGAAGCTATCAGCACCAAGGCCGAGGCGAAGAAGGTCGAGACGGACGATCCCCGCCCCGCGCGGCATCAGTTCGACGACCCTGATTCGTATGACGAGGCTCTGATTAACTGGTCCTCACGCCGAGCTGAACAGCTTGCGAGGGCAGAGGAGCGGCAACGGGTTTCTCAGGAAAGCCAAAAGGCTCAGATGGAGCGCACACAGGCTCAATGGTCTGATCGCCGCGCAACGTTCATGGCTGACCACCCCGACTTCGAGGCGGTTGCCGAACGCGACGATCTCCAGATCAGTCTGCCGATGGCGCAGGCCATGCTTGAGTCCGAAGACGGTCCCGCTGTCGCGTACTATCTCGGGCAGAACCCCGAGACTGCGGCAAGGATTGCCAAACTGGACCCGATCCAGGCTGTTCGTGAAATTGGGAAGATCGAAGCCCGGTTGAGTGCTCAGTCTGAAGCACCGACGCCGAGCCGCAAGCCTGATCCAATCAAGCCTGTTGGTTCGCGTTCCAACGCCGGTCCCAAATCTCCCGACCAGGAAACCATGGAGGAGTACGCTGCAAGGCGAGCCTCCGAAATTGCTGCCTCTCGTCGCCGTTAAGCCTCGGACATCCGGGGCGTCATAAGGAAGCCTCGGATGTCTAACAACGCTCTTCTTAATCCTAGCGTCATCACCAAGGAGACGCTGGTTATCCTCGAAAACAACCTGGTCGCCGCCGGTAAGGTGAACCGCCAGTTCGAGAACCAGTTCGTCAAGATCGGTTCCTCGGTCACGATCCGCAAGCCCAACCGCTTCCTCGTGTCCTCGGGTCCGGGCCTGTCCATCCAGGACATCAGCGAACCGTCCACCAGCATCACGATCTCCAACCAGAAGCACGTGGACTTCCAGTTCTCGTCTCAGGATCTGACGCTCACGGTGGAAGAGTTCTCCGAGCGGTACATCAAGCCGGCGGCTGCCGAACTGGCCAACCAGCTGGACTACGACGTTCTCCAGAACACCACCTCCCTTCAGAACTGGGTCGGCCCGCAGGGTGCTGGTACGGCTCCGAACAGCTTCGCCGCTCTGGCCGCTGTCGGTCAGCGGATGGACGAAGGCGCTGTGCCGCAAGACGGTCGCGTTCTGGTGCTGAACCCCGCCGCCTACTGGGCGCTGGCGAATGCGCTGATCGGCGTGTACGTGAAGTCGGTGGCTGAACCGGCCCTGAAGGGTTACTTGGCGAACATCGCCAACTTCGAGATCTACGAAGACCAGAACGTCGCCAACCTGACCAACGGTAACTATGCCGGTACGGGCGTGGTCAACGGCGCCAGCCAGACCGGTTCCAGCCTGGTCACCAACGGCTGGACGGCTTCGCGCACCAACATGTTCCTCGGCGGTGAAGTCATCACCATTGCGGGCGTGTATGCGATCAACCCGAAGAGCCGCAAGTCCACTGGTGCTCTGCAAAACTTCCTGGTCACCGGCCCGGTCTCGTCGGATGCGAGCGGCAACGCCACGCTGCCGATCTACCCGGCCATCAGCACCACGGGTGCCTACCAGACCGTGTCGGTCTCGCCTGCGAACCTCGCCGGTGTGACGGTCATCTCCGGTTCGGCCAACGTGACCTATCCGCAGAACGTCGGCTTCGTGAAGGACTGCTTCGGTCTCGTCACCGTGCCGCTGGAGCTGCCGGAAGGCGTCGACTTCAAGGCTCGCGAAACCTACAAGGGCATCTCGATGCGGATCATCCGGGCTTACGACATCAATAATGATGTGTTTCCTGCGCGTATTGACATCCTATACGGAACCACTACGTTCTATCCGGAGCTGGGGGTTCGTCTCACCGGCTGATGACCGGATGGAGATTGAATGTCCAAGCTCGTTCTTGAAACAAGGGTCTGCAATGTTTGCTCTGAGGAAAAACCCACCAGCCAGATGGTCGCGAGTTCTCGCTACCGTGGTGGGTTTATGCCTTGTTGCAAAGAATGCCGGAATGCGTATTGGCGAGATCGCAGAGCCTCATCGCCGGAGTTCCGAAAAGAACGCAGCGATGCGGTTCGGCGGTCACGTCTCTTACGTAAATACGGCATCACGCAATCCGATTACGAACGCATGTTGGTTAAACAAGGGGACTGTTGCGCCCTTTGCAAATCAACAGACAAAGGACGATCTGCCCGCTGGACAAAATGGAACGTCGATCACGACCACAAAACGGGCGTTGCTCGCGGACTTCTCTGTCACAGCTGTAACATCGCAGTGGGCCAATTTGAAAAA